CTGGGGGCTCACCTGCCAGATGGCCTCGGACCAGAACGTCAAGGCGCGCTACGAGAACACCGCGCTGGGCTACCGCCTCGCGACGAGCGTGGGCGGGGCCACGGGCGAGGGCGGCGACGTGGTGCTGGTGGACGATCCCCACCACCTCGATGATGCGTTCTCCGAGGCCGCGCGCGAGCGGGTGAAGAACTGGTGGGACTCCACGATGTCCGGGCGCGTGAACGATCCCCGGCGCAGCGCGCGGGTGCTCGTGCAGCAGCGCGTGCACGAGGACGACCTGGCCGCGCACGTGCTCGCGCGGGATCCGCACGGCTGGGCGCACGTGAACCTGCCGGCGGTGGCCGAGCCCCTGGCGCTGCGCCCCGGGCCGACCCCGATTGGCTGGACCGACACCCGGGAAGAAGGCGCGCTGCTCTGGCCGGAGCGGTTCGGGCCCGAGGAGGTGGAGCAGCGCAAGCTGGACCTGGGCCCCGCGCTCTGGGCCGCGCAGGACCAGCAGCGGCCCGCGCCGCTCACGGGCGTGATCTACGCGCCGGAGGGCTGGGGCTACTGGGAGGCGCTGCCGCCGGAGGACGACTGGGACGACGCCGTGCTGTCCTGGGATCTGGCCTTCGAAGATGCCGAGACCAGTTCGTGGGTGGTCGGGCAGGCCTGGGCGCGGGTGGGGGCCACGCGCTACCTCGTGGACCAGGTGCGCGGGCGGTGGGACTTCACGCGCACGCTGGAGCAGGTGGCCGGGCTGATGGCGGCGCATCCCCGGTGCCGGCCGGTGGTGATCGAGAACCGGGCGAACGGGCCGGCCCTGATCAGCACGCTCACCCAGGCGGTGCCGGAGCTACGGGACGAGATGCTGGCCTACGTGCCCAAGGGCAGCAAGGAGCAGCGGGCCTGGGCCCAGCAGCCCCTGCAGCACGCGGGGCGGCTCCTGCTGCCACGCCACGCGGGCTGGGTCGGGGACTTCGTGGAGGAGCACCGGCGGTTCCCCCGGGCCTCGGCGGATGACCAGGTGGACGCGCAGAGCCAGGCCAACGCCGTGCTCACCGACCGGCAGGCGCGCAAGCGGTCGGCGGCGTCGGTGGTCGGCGCGGTGCGGCGCTCGATCAGCCAGCGCGCCGCGCCCATCGACCGGTTGCGGCGGCCGGGGAGCCAGTGGTAGGGTCGGCCAGCCCCGCCAGGAGGGGGCCAACCAGATGCCGACCGAGTCCACGCTGGTGCCCCCCGTGCAGGTGATCGACACCGCCCAGGAAGTCCTCGACGCGCACCGGGCCCTGATCGCCACGCTGCGCGAGCCCCCGGACGTGGCGGCCCGGACCCAGATCGCCACCCGGTACCGCCGGGCGGTGCACCGGCACGGGCGGGCGACCGGGCAGCGGCTGCACGTGCCCGGGCTGACCGGGCTGGTGCGCCTCTGGGGCTAACCAGAGCTTGACAGCGCCGGGCCGGCCGTGGGACAGATCGGGCCGGCGGAAGGGGGCTCCATGCGGCGGCGCGAGTTCGCGGAACTGGTAGCCGAGACCATGCCCCCGGTGCCCCCGCTGCTGGCCCGGGCGGATGCCCTGGCCGAGGCCGCCAGCCGGCTCTGCAACGACCACCCGCACCTGGACCCCATCCAGGCGCTTCGCGACCTGATCGCGGCCTACCGGCACGAGCGCACCAGCGTGCAGGCGGCCGTCGAGCGGCGGGTGACGCGGGCCGCGCACGCCCGGGCGGGAAAGGTCCGGGTGCAGAAGCGGAGCCCGGCCCGGAAGCGCGGGCGCTGATGCTGCGGGCCCTGCTGCTCGTGTTCGGCCTGGAGATCCTGGCGCTGATCGGGGTGCTCGTCCGCGTGCGGCGGACCCCGGACCCGTGGAGGGACTGACATGGCCAAGCGCAAGGGCGTGAGCCCGCCCCCGGCGGGCAAGCCGGGCGAGTCGATCCAGTCGGTGAGCCCGTGGGGCGTGCGCCTCGTGCGGGGCGAAAGGTTCCGGCTCAGGAAGGCCGACGGCGGGGCCACGCGCTCGCGGCAACTGCGCGACCCCTTCCAGTCCTGGTACGGCTCGCACGGGATCATCCCCCCGCCCATCGATCCCGCCGTGCTGCTGGACCTGGCCGAGGACAACCCGGTGCATGGCGCGTGCTTACAGGCCAAGAGCGTGGACACCGCCGGCCGGGGCTGGTCCTGGCAGCCGGTGAACCAGGATCCCGACGCCAAGGTGATCGCGGACCTGGACGCGCGGCTGGCGGCGCTGTCGCCGGAGTACACGTTCGATGAGCTACTGATCCAGGCCGCGTGGGAACGCGAGGCCATGGGCTACGCCGCGTGGGAGGTGACGCGCGACGAGGCCGGGCAGATCGCGGCGCTCTACCCGCTGCCCGCGTGGTCCATCCGCGTGACCAAGGATCCGACGCGCTGGGTGCAGGAGCACACCGGGCGGCTCGTGTACTTCGTGGCGTTCGGGGCGACCGAGGAGGCGGTGGACCCCGAGACCGGCGAGGAGATGCCCGGGCTCGACGCGGAAGCGCGCGCCTCCGAGATCCTCGTGTTCCGGGCCTACTCCGCGCGCACGCCGTGGTACGGGGTGCCGGCGTGGTGGTCGGGCACGGGGCCCATCGCGGAACTGACGGCCATTCGCGAATTCAACGTGAGCTACTTCAAGTCGGGCGGGCAGACCGACTACAACGTCCACGTCACGGCGGATGACAGCGAGGTCGCGAAGCAACTGGCCGACGAGATCGAGGAGAGCTTGAACCAGAGCCAGGGGCTGCAGCACACGAAGCTGGTCACCAGCGGGACCAAGGACGTGGGCGTGGCCACGACGCAGATGAACCCGCAGACCGGGCGGGAGGGGCACTTCCGCTTGCGGCGCGGCGACCTGGTCAACGAGGTGCTCATGTCCCACCACGTGCCGCCCTACCGCGTGGGGTGGGCGGTGCTGGGCGGGCTGGGCGGCAGCGCCAGCACCGACATGCTGAACGCCTACCGGTTCGGGGCGATCCGCCCGGGGCAGCGGATCCTGGAGCACAAGCTCCGCACCACGCTGTTCGGGCCGCAGGGGCTCGACGTGCAGGGCTACCTGTTCACGCTCGCGGATCTCACGCTGGACGATCTGGCCCAGGAGCAGCAACTGGCGCAGGTGGGGATCAGCCATGGGATGCTCACGCCCAACGAGGGGCGCGCGGCGATGCGGCTGCCCAGCGTCGGAGACGATCCCCGGATGGACGAGCGGTACATGTCCAGCACGCTCGTGCCCCTGGGCACGGTGCCGGCCCCGGCGGCGTTCGCCGCGCCGGGCCCGGACAAGCTCGCGGCGGCCGCCGACCGGCTGGTGGCCGCCGGCTTCGAACCCGAGGACGTGGTGAACGCGATGGGCCTGCCCCGGATGCGCCGGCAGCTACCGGCCGCGCCGGCTCCCGCGCCGGGCGCGCCGGTGGACACGACGGCGCTGGTGGCCTACCTGCACCAGGCCGTCGAGCACGCGATGGACGGCCCGGTGCTCCTGGAGAAGGCGGCCGAGGGCGGGCCGGATCCCGCCGCGCTCGCGCTCGCGGAGCGGCTGGAGGCGATGGGCCAGGCGCTGCTCCAGGCGACGGCGGCGCTGGAGCGGGAGCGCGTGGAGCGCGCCGCGCTGCCGGCCCCCGCGCCGGCCCCGGCTCCCGCGCCGGTGATGGAGGCCCGGCTGATCAAGGGCGCGGACGGGCGCACCGAGCGGATCGAGGGCCGCCGGGCGGACGGGACGCTGGCCTGGGTCAAGCTCGTGGAGCGCGCGGCCGACGGCACGGTGACGGGCACGCTGGAGGTGACCGCGTGATCTACGTGGCCAACGGGGCCGAGCGGCGGATGCTGTCGCTGATCCTGGCCCTGGGGCTCGACGCGCATCTCTACACCGACAACCACGTGCACGATCCGCTCGACACCGTGGGGAGCTTCACCGAACTGAGCGGGCACGGCTACGGCCCGATCCACGTGCCGCCGGAGATCTGGGTGGTCAGCGAGGGCGACCCCACGCGCGCGGACGCGCCGGAGGTGACCTGGATCTTCACGAGCGCGGGGCCGCAGGCGGATGTCTACGGGGTCTACTTCACGTGGCCCGACGACGGCGCGCTGGCCTACGCCGAGACCTTGACCGGTGGGCCCTTCCGCGTGGTCAACGTCAACGACCTGATCGGCTACACGCCGTCCCTCACGCTGCGCCCCGAGACATGAGCCGGCGCGCCTGCCGGAGCGTGTTCTGGCTCGTGCTGGACGAGTGGGACCGCACGCACGCGCGGCGGGGGAAGCACGAGCGCGCGCGGGCCATCCTGATCGCGCGAAGCTGCGGCGTGCGGCTGGTGCGCCTCGCGGGCGCGTTCGGGATCACGCCGGAGCGCGTGCGCCAGATCGCGTGGCGCACGGGCTGGCAGGTCCGCGCCGTGGCCAAGCGGCTGCGGGTGCAGTGGCCGGCGACGTTCTCGGCCAGCCACTGGGCGTGGAGGGGCTAGCCATGGCGCTGCCCCCGGCGGGGTACTTCGAAGATCTGGCGCGCGACCAGGGCGAGATGCGGACGGCCCTGGAGGACCAGCGGCAGTTCATCGAGGATCTGTCGCTGGCCGGCGTCGAGGGCCCGGCCGGTCCTCCCGGCCCCCAGGGCGAGCAAGGGGAGCCGGGCCCCGCCGGGCCGCAGGGCGTCCAGGGGGCCCAGGGGGCTCCAGGAGAGGCCGGAGCCGCCGGGCCGCAGGGTGACCCTGGCCCGACCGGCCCTGCGGGCTCCACGGGCCCCACAGGCCCGCCAGGAGCCCAGGGCGAGGTGGGCCCGCAGGGCACGGAGGGGATCCAGGGGATCCCGGGCGTGCCGGGCGATCCCGGGGC